AAGCCATGAATTCCTCCCCTCGCGAAGTGATGTTCTGCTTGTTATCCACAAAGCGCAAGACAGCGCCGCTGTTCGCTACTTCTATTTTTAACAGATGCAAAAATACTTTTTCTGTTTCCTGTTCTAAAACCGCTTCTGTAGCGTTTTTGGATATCTTGTTCATGACAATCTCTCCAGCTGCATTGATACTTCGAACTTACCGTCAACAGAATTTACAGTATAATCATCAGAGAAGCGGAACTCGGCGGTTTCAAGAGTTTGAGGATCTGTGAAATTAAATCTTAAAACGCCGTCAGCGAGAGTAACGCTATAAAACTGTTCAAGCTCAAAAAACAGCGAAGCGTCAAGCAGCATGCTGCCTGTAAACTCTTTTGATGAAGCCGTATAACGGCGGCGCGCTTTTTTTGGACCCGCGTCCATTGTTGTGCGAATAACATTTGAATTGCGTTTAGCGCTTAGCCCGTCCATGCGCAAAGTAAGAGGCAAAGTATCAGGCCAGTATATATTTGTCATTTACACCCCCACATGACGCAAACCATAACGGCTCGCCATAACTCTATCTGATTTTCCGGAAGAAAAATATTTGTCTACAGCGTTGCCAATTGTTATTTCCAATTGCCTTGTGCCGTCAGCGTTTTCAGTTTCTTCCTGGCTAACAGGCTCGCCTGAATGATTGTGTATATGCACTTCAACATTTGATCCTGTGCCTGATGTTTGAACACCAAGCTTGCCGTCTGTCATTCGTGTAAGAGGCATAATTGCTTCAGGTCCCGCTTCACCCATAAGACCGAAGCCGCCTCCATGCGCGAAGTATGTTGGAGTACTCACAATCTGATTTGTAAAGGAACCTCCATGCGCGTAAGGGAGTACTCCACTAGTGTCAAAAGCGTTCCCTTGGGCATTAGCGTTTGCTTCCTCGGTTTTTTTATCAATAGTTCCTTTCACATAACCGCTGATAAGAGCGGTTGATCCGGCGGCGGCGATAAAACCAAGACCAAGAGGCCATTGTCCTTGAGCGATAAGCTGCAAACCCGCTTGCAAAAACATATTAGGCAACTGGTTTAATATTTGTTGAGCCATCTGCGACATCGCCTGTTCTAAATTTTCAGCAGCGCTTAATCCCATGGCAAAGCCTTCGCCTATAGCGCTTAAACCGTTAAGCATGGAGTCAAAACTTATCATGGAAAGCTGCGCTGAAATATTTCCTATGGCTTGCGCAGCCTGTTTTTCCATCTCCGGAAAGATATTAAGTAAACCATTTGAAACTTTACGCGCGATTAGTCCTTCAATACTCATTCCCGTAGTGCGGAGGGTCTCTATTAATTTCTCGGCTTGCTCTATTTCTTGCGCGGTAGCGTTCGCTGTTTCCATTTTTTCCAAAGTAAGATCGTATTGATCTTTGCCAAGTGTTCGTACAGCCTCGCTTAATTCTTCCAACGTGTTTTTATTGAACATGGCGTTTTCCGCGTCCTTCGCTTTTTTACCAAGTTCTTCATAACTTTTTATCAGCTCTTTAACAGAGTTGTCTGCTAAAGTAAAGGAGTTGTTTATCTGTGTCGGGTCAATCGAAAACATTTCTATAAGCGTTTTTTGAACATCCGCCTGCTGGCTTTTTAATTGCTCCGCCACATTAAAATTTTCTCCAAGCGCCCGCGCTATAGTTGACTGCGCTGTGACGGTACGCTCAAAACCGTCAAGGTATAATTGGGCCGCTTTAGCTCCGCTGTTTCCAAACAGCGCGGGATCTACTTTTGTTATATCCCCAAACCATTCCTGCCATGTTTTTTTGTTGGTTGTAAAAACAGGAGTTACATTTACTTTTGGGCGTATAGTAGAGCCGCTCCCAAGTTCAGCGATTTCTTTATGAAGTTTTTCTATTTCCGTTTTTGCCGCGGGAGTAATGTCGCCAATGTTTTTTAAAACCGCTAACATAGCGTCAGCGCTTTGCGATTCAACAGCTTCTGCCCACGATTTATTGCCATGATGAAGATACGCGTAAAGTTCAGAGCTGCCTTCACGCACATTTTTTATGGCTTCTTCAAATCTTTGTTCTTCTGACGCAAAACCATCAAGAATATTAGCCCAATAATTTGAAGGGTCGGTGTCAGGATTTATCGGTGTTTCTAATGTTTTAATAACGCTTTGCGCTTGGACTTTTAAACGCTCCGCCGATTCAATATTTTGCCGTGATATTTTATTTAGCTCCGCGGATAACCGCGTTAGTTTTTCTGAAGCCGCAATAGCCGCGTCAAAATCACCGGCTTCTCTGGCGGCGTCGTATATTCCTTTTGTCAGCCCTCTGATTTTTTGACTAGCTTCTTCAAAACTTCCATTTTGCACAAGGTTTTTATTACTCTGCGATATGTCTTTAAGGGCTTTGTCATAATCCTTCGCTGACTTGTCCATTTTTGAGCTAAAATCATTAACGATATAAATAATTCCAGCGAAGGCAGCCGCGATTCCTCCCGCTACAAGAATGGCAGGGTTCGCGGATAACATAGCGATCGCCGCGTTTATTCCTTTTATCGCTTTAATAGCCGGACCCGATATCGCTATTACTCCGCCCATACCTACAAGAAACCGTTTGGTTCCTTCGTCCATTTCAGAAATACCTTTAAATATTGAGCTCGCGCTATCAAGTAATTCAGTCGCGAAAGGAAGCATAACTTCACCAAACGCCGCGAGCGCCTGCTTTGCGTCATCGGTCGCAGTTGAAAATTTCTCAAGCACCGTGCCGGAAAGCTCATCCATCATTCCGGCGAACTGACCGCCCGGGCCTGTCATAGATTTAAAAGCGCGCTCAAGATCGTTAAAACCAATCTTACCCTTTTCAGCTAACTGGCGGACGCTTTCTTCAGATATTCCCATTACTTTTGCGAGCTCTTTTACTATTGGAATGCCTTGCTGCTGCAAGCGTACCAAATCACGGGTTGTCAAGTTCCCCATTGCGCGAGCGCGTTCAAAAGCAGTTGATATTTCTCCAAAGGAAGCGCTTGTGCCAGCCGAAATATTTCCAAGCATATCAATAGTTGATGTGGCGTATTCCGTGCTTTGCCCCATATTAACCATTGCTTTGCCGAGAGAAAAAACCTCGTCAACATTTAAGCCGGGAGACGCGCCAAGCTTACGCCAGTCTTCAAAAACGGATGTCGCTTCCTCGGCGGAGTCGAGCATGTTTTTAAGTGAAAGTTTTAGTTTTTCATTTTCTCCGGCGAACTTTACAGCGGCGACAGCGGCGCCGCCAAGAACGCCTGACACAATTAAAGATTTATTGGAAAGGGAATCAAGCGCTTCGCCCAAGGAAGAACTTTTCTTTTCGGAATCGTTTATACCATCAGAGAGTTTTTTAAAGTTTTCAATCGCCCGGGCAACCTCAGCTTCTACCAGTACCCGCAGCTCATCTGTTACCTGCATCCCGATCCTTTTCCTTTAAAAGCTCAAGCTCCGTATCAAATAATTCTACAAGCTCTATAAGCGCGGCGGGCTCTCGTATCCAGTCGGGACCGTGCGGCCAGCCGTAACGTTTAATTTTGCTCCACAAGTTATACGCTTCATAAAAATCAGGGGTGAGGTAATCAAATACTTCACCCCTTTTTATTACATGCTCTCTAAGAATTAATTTCTCGTTGGCGTAACAGGGTTTTAGTTCCTTTTTATGCCAATCATCCCAAATTAAATTAAATCCTGTTAAGAGATTTTTTTTTGCGTATCAGAAAGTTTATCCGAACAAACCTCTACGCATATTTTGTCTATTAACGAAAACATGCCGGAAAAAGATATAACCGCGAGTTCTTCGCCGCTAGTAATTTGTTTATCTTTCTCCGGATCTTCAGGGTTTTCGATAAACATATTTTTTATTTCCCCGACATGTCGACGCAGAATTTTTGAAGTGTTGAACTTTGTTCTCGATGAAGTGTTAATCACATCCTTGCCTTTAGCGTCTTTTTGACTCTGCTGCGTAAGTTCCGTAAAGACAAGGGTTCCATGATCCTCCGCTGTCGGCCGGATTATTTCCAGAGATAATCTTTCAGACTCCGGTAAATCAAGATTGCCTTTTATGTCCGGATAATAAATATATGTTTTTAACGCGCTAAATTTCATGGAGTTACCTCCTCGATTTCTTCAATCTCTTTGGTTTCTTCTGTCACGGTTCTGTAATAAATACCGGGGCCGCTTTTTCCATCTACGCGGTAGTTGAAATTGAAGGGACAAACGCCGTCGATGGGTTTGTCCATCTGGAACGATTCCACGATAACCGGGAAGTATTCCCACACTTCAACTTCGCCATCTGTCATGGTCTCGCGGCGCGACAGCATAAAATGATGAACGCCTGTTTTCGCGGGCAGAACAGTAATACTTGTACCGTCATCCTGAATAACAGCGTTAAATTCATTGATAAGCTCGCGCTGCTCCGGGCTGTCAACATCCGTCTGTCCGTTAATTGAACCGGTTCTGTCTTTAAACGCGGAAGACTCGTAAGCTCTCGCTCCGGTATCAACATCGATTTGAGTCGTGACATCATGCGCTTGCCCTTGCGCTGACGCGCTGACATCTGTTGTAAATGAAAGCTTTTTATTTATCATCGGGATAAGGCTGTCTCCGGCGGCGAGAGGCTGATCTTTTTTCGCGTAATAAAAATTACCCGCTTTCAACGCCACGCCGCGGGCAATATTCAGATCACTACCGGGGATGCCGCTATTTTCCGTGGCTTTCGACTGTATCTTATACCAGCCGCTTTCTGGCACCTTTACGTCAACTCCGCCTACTAAAACGTTTCCGAATTTTACACCGTAGAGGAATCCTTCTTTTCCTGTTGGTCTCATAATTTACTCCTTTGGGTTTTACCCTATTATTCGCGCCGGATAAGATACCGAAACTTCCCAAGCCTCAACGTAACTTACCGGCATAGATTTACTTTCTTCATCAGGATACTCGAAGCGCCCGGCTTGCCGCCGTGTCCAGAGCGCCTTGAGTTTATATTCTTTATCCGCTGTTACCGTTAGCTGCATGTTATTTTCCGCGAGCGGCAGCAGTTTGCGTGACGCGATTATGGTGTCCGTAAGCCACATGCTGTGAGTGCCTTCGCTTCTAAATTCCGCGTTAAATGTTATTTTTTCCCATCCCAAATTTCCGGCATCAGGGTTTTGCCTGTCGATTCCGGCGAGCTCAACACCCGCTAAATAAAGATCTACGCGCGGACGGTTTGCCGACACTGTCTGCGGCATTAAAACAGCGTCTATTCCAAGTGCGCGGATTGTTTCCAATAGAGCGTTTATAATTTTTTCCATGTTAATTTTTCCCTTTGAGCGAATTTGTTACGCCTTCCTGAATCAGTTTCATAAGATACTCGTTATCTTTTTCATCAATGAATAAAAACGGACGCGCCGGAATTTTTACGGAACGTGATATAATAAATAAAATAAATTCCTTTCCACGCTTACCAGTTTTCCCAGTGCTTTTCTTGTACGCGAAATACGCTCTACCGGCTCTAAAAAATCCATAACCGTCCGCTTCCATCGCGCTTATAAGCGAGCGCGGCGTATGCGCTCCGTAAGAACGCATTAATGTTCTGGTTTTGGCGCTCGCCGGAATAAAAAGCGCCTTCGCGTTTTTCGGCGTTATGGTTCCGCCTTCCTGCTGAATACGCGCGTATTTCACATTGGTACTCGCGTCAGCCCACAGATCACCTGAATGCGGAGCTATGCTTCTCATAAGATCGCCGTTATCGCGTAACGTCTGGCTGCCTTGTTTTACTTCTTGTGTGAGCGGCTTGTTCGCTGGCTTAATACCGCTGTTAATTTTTTTTAACGCGCTGCTTTGCAAATACATCGCGGCTTTTTTCATCGTAGGCGCGAGACCAGTTCCGATTCTTTTAGCGTAATCGGGAGGTCTCTTTACAACCTTAACCCCCATAACGCGGAGGCTCCGGCGTGGCAATTACCCCAGACGCTGGCCCCAAGCCGTCATCGTGTTTTGTAGCGATACTACCAAAATACGTCTCAATCAGATCCGCCGCGTCCTGTTCATTAGCTTTCGCGCGGTTTTCGTTTCCGATGTAAGAAAACAATTCGTAAATCGCGCGTTTCAATACAATGGTTTTTATAACCTCGTCTGACTCGTCATAAGTTTTTCCTGTGGTCGCTACCTTGCCGTACACCCATATAACTGCTTTATGAATAGCGTGTTCCTTCACAGCGTCATCGGCAAATGAGGCGGTACGAAGATCGTTAGGATTCAACTCTTTTTCTAGGTCAGCTATCGTTATAATTGTTTCCGGTATTGCCACTTTAAAAACTCCTTAAAAAAATACCGCCTGACGTTAGCCAGGCGGTACTCAGTTTACGCTGTCTGGAACTTGCCGAACACGATTCCCTTGCGGTTAATCAATGGGAAAGGTTTGCTCTTTACATAGAGATCCTCGCCACGTTGATCCGTTCGCACTTTGGTGAACGCGTAGAACGGCACAGCCTGATTCATGACAACATCGTCAAGACGCAGGTACGGAAGCTTCTGCCCGGCGTTTGTCGCGC